CTAAAGCTCTTAAAAGAGACATGGAAGAAGCTCTATGTAAAAATGGAGACAAAACAACTGGTGACGCTTCAACAGCTAGGGTAACTGGTGGTTTTGAATCTTGGATTACAACCAACGAATCAAGAGGTGCTACAGGTGCTTCTACTGGTGGTGGTGCTGCTCCAACAGACGGTACACAAAGAGACCTTACAGAAGATCTTTTAAAAGACGTATTACAGCAAATGTTTGCTAGTGGTGCAGAGCCAAACATGGCTATTTGTGGTCCACACAACAAACAAGTTATTTCTGGTTTCACAGGAAGAACACAAGCTAGACAGTTTGTTGACGCTAATACAGTCGAAGCTTCAGTATCTATCTATTCATCTGACTTTGGTGAACTAAAAATCGTTCCATCAAACAGAAGTAGAGAAAGAACTTTATTGTTAGTAGATCCAGAGTTTGCGAAAGTATCTTACCTAAGAGACTTCCAAACTGTTGATATTGCTACAATAGGCGATGCTGAAACAAAAATGATTGTATGTGAGTATGGATTAGAAGTATCTAACGAAGCTGCTCACGGTGTCGTTGCTGACTTAAACGTATCATAAGATAAGTTTAATCAATAAGCTTTAAGGGAAGTTTCGGCTTCCCTTTTTTTTGTGCTAAAATTCATACATGGCAAAAACAACATTAATAGATCATAGGCAAGGTATAAAATCTGTATTTGCTACAGAAGATGACAGGGTTGTTTATCAAACAAAACAAGATATACAACCAACATTAGACTATGTGAAGCGTTTATCTGAACATACACCAGGTAAAGATTTTCGTCATGTTGCAGAAGTTCCCATGGTAATATATCAAAAAGCTTTAAGAGAAGGATGGTCGCAAGACTCTGCACAATGGAAGAAATGGTTAAACCATTCAGATAACAAACCCTTCAGAACATGGAAAGGTAAAGTATGACATACGATGAATTAAAAACTAATATTGCAAATTTTTTAAATAGATCAGATTTAACAGACCAGTTAGACTTTTTTATTGATGCAACAGAAGGTGAATTTAATAGAAGATTAAGAACTAAGGATATGATTAAACGTGCTACTGCTACAGCAGATGCACAATATATGTCATTACCAACAGACTGGTTAGAAGCTATTAATGTAGAAATTACCTCAAATGACTTTAGACCATTATTTCAACAGTCTATAGAATCATTAGATGTCTATAGAAAATCTAATAATAATGTAACTGGTCAACCAATATATTATGCACTTGTAGATAATACTTTAGAATTAGCACCTACCCCTGATGCAAGTTATACGCTACAATTAACATACTATGGCACTATTGATGCTTTAAGCAGTTCTAATACAACGAACTTTATATCCACAGGATATCCAGATGCTTACTTATATGGTGCTTTAAAACACGCTTCTATCTATCTAATGGAAGATGAAAGAGTGCCGTTATTCACAGCACAATTTGAAAAAGCATTAGAAGAGATGAGAATGGAACAAGAGAAAGCAGAATTTGGCAAAGGCTCTCTAATGCAAAGAAGAAGAACTTATGGCAAATCTGGTAAAAAGATTTATTATTGGAATAATAATTAGGAGATAAAATGGCTGGATTTAGTGATTATTTAGAAGATAAAGTATTAGACCATGTATTTGGTGGTAATGCTTATACAGCACCATCAACATTATATGTTGCTTTATATACTGTAGCACCTACAGATACAGGTGGTGGTACAGAAGTATCAGGCGGTGCTTATGCAAGACAAACTGCTACATTTACCGTATCTGGTACTGATCCTACCACAGCAACAAACTCAGCTGCGATTGAATATCCAACAGCTACAGCAGATTATGGAACTGTAGTTGCAGTTGGTATTTTAGATGCTTCATCAGGCGGAAATTTATTAGCTTACGCAAACTTAACAACATCTAAAACTGTAAGCTCTGGTGATGTATTCAGATTTGACGCTGGCGATTTAGATATAACATTAGCTTAATATCATGGCCTCAGTAGGCTATGGTGAATATACATACGGAAAGTCCAATTACGGAACTCCTGTATATCATTTTGGCGCATCCACAATAGCACAAACATCGTCTGCAACAGCGGATGGTAGATTTGTTATTACTGGTGCATCAACTATAGCAGCAGTTTCAGACACTACAGCAACAGGTAGATTTGTAATAACAGGCGCATCTACCATTGCTGGTACATCTGGATTTACAGCAATCGGTGGAATTATACTTGATGGTGTTGCAACCATATCAGCAACATCTAGCGCTTCAGCAGTAGGCACACAAATAGACTTAGGATCTGCAACTATATCAGCAAGTTCTGATATGACAGCAACAGGTAGACAGATAGACCGCAGTGCATCTGTAATATCATCTGTATCAAGCATGACAGCTACAGGCAGGTTTACTGTAGTTGGTGAAGGAGTGTTTGAACAAACCAGCGGATTTAATGCGTTAGGTGGGCTTGTATTAACAGGCGCATCTGTAATTGCACAAACAAGTGGATTTAATGCAGTTGGTGGTCTAAAATGGGAAGATATTATTGTTCCTGGTGAGACTTGGACCGATCAAATAGTAGCAGACGAAACTTGGACAGAACAAACTAATCCAAGTACATCATGGACAAACTTAGGCGAACAAGACGCAGCTTAGAGGAATTTTTTTATGGCAGATACATTTACAACTAATTTAAACTTAACCAAACCAGAAGTAGGCGCATCTACTGATACTTGGGGTACAAAACTAAATAATGATCTTGATGATTTAGATGCGGTATTTAGTTCTACTGGTACTTCAGTAGCTATGAACCTAGACGGAGCAGTAATAGATAGCTCTGTCATTGGTGGTACAACCCCAGCAGCAGGAACATTTACAACCCTTACAGCTAATACCTCTATCACAGGCACATTAGCTACAGCAGCTCAACCTAATATTACAAGTGTTGGAACGCTTACAGGTTTTACTTCAACAGGTATTGATGATAATGCTACTTCTACAGCTATAACTATTGATAGTAGTGAAAATGTTGGAATTGGACTGACTAGTCCTTCAAATAAACTTCATGTTTACAATACAGCAAGTGCAGACGTAGCATTATTAGAATCAACCCAAGTATTCTCAACACTAGCTTTTAAATCTAGCACTAATGCTTCAACAGTAACAATTGGTATTGATGGTGCTGGTAATGCATCTTTTGAAAATAAATTGTCATCAGGCAATATGACATTTGTAACCAATGGCTCAGAACGAGTCCGTATTGATTCTTCAGGCAATGTTGGAATTTCAACGAGTAGTCCCTCAAATAAGCTTGACGTTGCAGGTAACGTATCTTTAGCAAATTATTCAGGTACTGGTGAAAACCAAACAATACTTGCTCAAAATGATTATGGTCAGATGAGAGCTGGTATACGAAGTGGAATCCCTTATATAGGAAGTATATCTGCTTTAGATTTTGCTTTATATGCAGGAAATTCAGAGAAGGTACGTATAGATACTTCAGGCAACGTTGGAATTGGCACGAGTAATGCAACGCCTTCAAATGGAGAAGGAATGTGTTTAGGTTCTAGTTCAACAATTACTAGACTAGACATGAGAAACTCAACAACAGGTGATGCTACTGGTGACGGAACATCTTTACAGTTAAACGGTAACAACTTTACTATTGAAAATAGGGAAGCTGGATATGTAGCTTTTTCAACTTCACTTACAGAAAGAATGCGTATAGATACATCAGGCAAAGTTGGAATTGGTACAGCTTCAGGAACAGGAAGTCTCCATGTAACAACTAAAGATAGTAATGGTTCTGATGTTTATTATGTAGCTCAAAATACAACTAGTAATAGATTAGCTGGTTATAAAATATTTGATGAAAGTGGTAATACTGGTGGAGTTTTCCAATATGATAATGGTGGTAATGCTCTAAATATTGGTACAGCAATAAATACACATTTTAGCTTTAATACTAACAATACTGAAAGAATGCGTATTAATTCTTCAGGCAGCTTGTTGGTGGGTAAAAGTTCAGGTGTAAGTGGTGCTTATTTACAAATAGCTGGAGATTCAAGTAACCAATCTTTAAGAATGGAAAATGCTTATGGTACAGGTTTAGCACAATTAATCACTAACACATCAGGACAAACATTTACTGCTATTCTTTTTGAAAATAGTGGTACAAGTGGTTCAATAAGTGTAAGTACAACTTCTACAACATACAACACATCTTCAGACTATAGATTAAAAGAAAATGTAGACTATGACTTTAATGCTCTTGATAGAGTTGCACAATTAAAACCAGCTAGATTTAATTTTATAGAAGATGCAGATACAACAGTTGATGGTTTCTTAGCTCACGAAGTACAAGACATAGTTCCTGAAGCTATTACAGGTGAAAAGGATGCAGTTGATGATGAGGGTAATCCTGAATATCAAGGCATAGACCACAGCAAACTTGTACCTCTTTTAACCAAAGCTATACAAGAACAACAAGCACAGATTGAAGCCTTACAATCTGAAATTAACTTACTAAAAGGAGAATAATAATGAGTAACACTTACACATGGGACTGTAAAACAGTAGACGTTTATCCAACACACGATGGGCATTCTGATGTCGTTTATGTGGTACATTGGCGATTAAACGCAGAGAGCGATCAACAAGACGCTGAAGGTAATAACTATTCAGCTTCTGTTTATGGTACTCACAGCGTTAATGCAGATGATATATCTAACTTTATACCTTTTGCAGATCTTACCAATGACATAGTAACTGGTTGGGTTACAACTGGTATGGGTGAAGATGAAGTACAAAGTCTTAAAGATGGATTAGACAGCAACATTGACAGTCAAATCAATCCTACATCTGTTACTAAAACCATAGGTTAAACAATGGCACTATTGCCTGTAACTCCGCCAGCTGGCATAGTCAAAAACGGAACTGACTATGCTAACAAAGGTCGTTGGGTTGACGGCAATCTTGTGCGTTTTGAAAACGGATTTCTAAAACCTATTGGTGGTTGGACTAAACTAAGAAACACAGCACTAACTGGTGAACCTATAGGTATGTATGCCTATAAAGATAATCTTGGTGAATCCATACTAGCTGTAGGTACAAGACAAAAAGTATATGTCTTATACGACAATACTTGGACTGATATAACACCAACAGGCTTTGTAAGTGACGCTGACAATGATCCTCTTGGTTATGGTGCATACCACTATGATGTAGAAGATTATGGCGATGCTAGAAGCCAATCTGGACTACCTCTTGCTTCAGGTCATTTCTCCTTTGACAACTGGGGTGAAGATTTAGTCTTTTGTTTTTCTGGTGACGGTAAAATCTACAAATGGCAACCCAATTCAGGCGGTACAGCTGATACCATTGCCACAGTCGTAACAAACGCTCCTACAGGCTGTCAGGCTGTCCTAGTAACTAATGAAAGGCATTTAGTTGCTATCGGTTCTGGTGGTGACCCTAGAAAGGTATCTTGGAGTGATAGAGAAGATAGAAATACCTGGACATCTAAAGCTACTAATACAGCAGGTGATGTACAAATACCAACAGGTGGTCGTGCATTATTAGGTGTTAAATACCAAAACGATGTCATAGTCTTTAGTGATACTGGTATAGATAGAATGAGCTATGTAGGCTCACCTTTTGTTTATGGTATCGCAGCAGCAGGCGCAA